AATTCGAGTACCCACCAATAACATCAACAGTTGCAAATGCAATGATAGACCAGATGAGTGCAAAGCAGTTTAAGTCTTCTTCCGCAAAAGAAAACGTTATAGCACCGCCATTTCGCAAACTTATTCCATTAGTAGGTGAACGTGAAGATTGCTGCAAATATGCGATAGATAACCCTTGTCCAAAAGGCTTGTCGTACATCTTTCTCGATTCGGTCACTGGAATTAAAGGCAAGAACTTCGTTCGCAAAGCTACCGTTGTTACAACTCACTCAGATTATTCTCACCTAGTAAATGCAATCAATGATGCCTTCAGCCAATCGCACTAGTCGCCAATCGCCTTCACTAGCCCGCACTAGTTACACATCTTTCAACAACCGAGTAAGGGAGCTTCAATCGAAGCTTCCTATATTCCAACCTGATTGTGGTGAGTTAGTCATCATCCCTCTCGTAGTATTACAAGGCTACACAGAGCCATCAAATGAATGGCAACTCGGATTCAGTGATGCGATAACTCATGTTCGCAAACAATCAATTTCTCAGTCACAATTGAGTACTTATCACGAGTCATATACAGATACGTTGTGTAGCCCTTGCTTAACTTTGTGTTCTCCGCCAATACTAGCTATTTTCCACAAAGAAGAAGGATTCCCTATACCGAGCTCGGACTCCACTTCGAGTTCGCATGGATACTTCCATATCGAGAAAACACGTTCACTGAAGTTTTTATTGCAAGACTTGTTACATCTTCTTCCTTTGGGGAAGATTGATAAATTTGGTGATATTCTAGTTAAATATGGGCTTAATGAGTTTGATTAGGCGTGAAGACTTGGCATCTACACGTTAGCATTCCTTTAACACTGCCATATTGTCAAGACAACATTTGTGGTAAGTGGTCACTGGATGCAAAAAGTGGTAATATGTATTTTTTTTTATATAACCACAATGAAACCCTTAATGTATATACATTCCAATGACTTGTGGTTAGTGGTAACATGTTATTTTTTAAATAGCCGGACAAAAGAATTTAACATTTCCTTAACAGTTAAAGAAATGTTAACTAGAGTACTAGTAATATTATCTTGTTAGAGTATCAATAATAGTATCTTGTTAGAGTGTAGTTGTTTTTATGGTCAAAAATATTATGTTATTATTTATTTATTTTTGCTATTTCCTCTTACCACTTACCACAAATTTCTGAAACCCTTATTCAGTAAGGATTTCATTGTGGTTACATAAAAAAAATGTAATATAACCACTTTTGGGTTTCAGTGACCACATATTATAAAAAATTGTTGGAACGTATATACGGTAAGGGTTTCAGCGGTTACAGTGCAAAGGGGCGTACCGTTGTTTATGTTACCTCGCCCCACCCCACTTTGAGCAGTAAACTGTAAAAATAGTAAAAATGTGGTTTATATATGGTTACTGAATGGTGGTATATGTAATTTTAAACCGCATACAAACGATTAAAAATACATTTGCGTATGTTTGGATTAAAAACAGTATATTTGCCCTTAATAGGGCTAAAAAGTGGCATTTTGAACGTTTACACAAATTAACACAAATTAACAATTGTACAACTCATGGCACAAGATACAGAAGAAATTACACAAGATAAGCAAGTTGCTAACTTGGGAATACCTCAAATAGCAAAAAGATTGCCTAAAGAACCTGATGAGTTTACTCCAATCTACAAAACAGATGACATAACTCAGATGGCAAATAAGATACTATACAAGTTCAAAATTGGACAATCTTGTACTATAACTGGAATGGTAGTTTCAGAAAATGGATATTATAGGAATGTGACTCAGGATGACATAATGGCAGACGTAGATATGAAGAAGAAAGGCGAAGTAGTATTGTCAATAGTGAAGACTAAGCAGAAATCTCAATCTAAGGAATTTGGATTTAAGGTAGGAGAAGATACAAGGGTTTCGATATGGAGGAAGATATAGAGTTGCGTGAAGCTGATTTGGAGCTATTATCGGTGAATCTTTTCTTTTGTGGAATAGCTCCGCAGGAATTTAAAAATAGTGAAATGGGGGAATGGGTATCTCTTGAACGGCAAAAGCAAAAACAAAATTATGACTGAAGAACAAATGCAAGCAGAATGTTTCCAATGGCACTGGAATGAGTATATTGAAGAGAGGCGAATGTTGTTTCATGTTCAAAATAACTCCCATTCAAAAAGAACGGGGTCTAAACGTAAAGCAGTAGGAGTTGTGTCAGGTGTAGCAGATATGGTAATTATAACTCCAGGTCGTGTGACGTTTATTGAACTAAAAGTAGGGGCTAATCGACAAAGCGATGAGCAAAAAGACTTTCAGATAAAGCTGATTGAGCGTGGAGTATGCTACTATGTAATTCGTAGCATAGAAGATTTTAAACATCTAGTAAAATCATTGTATGAGCAAAAGTAAAACATACGGAAAGCGTCTATGGGAGATAGTTCGTGATGGGCAAACAAGAATAAGTAACACCCCAGAAGACTTTTGGAATCAAGCTTGTGAGTACTTTCAGTGGTGCGATGAGTCTGACATGGAGATAAGGGACTATGTTACGTCAGGAAAGACAGCAGGTTCAGAGTACAAGCGAAAGAATGACAGACCTTACTCTATTATGGGACTATGCTTGTACTGTGGTATAAACATGAAGTATTTCAATGACTTGATGGATATGCCTGATGACAATATGTACAAGATAGTAGCTGAAAGGATAAGTTATATTATACTCGAGCAGAACTTCAGCAATGCTGCAATTGGAAACTATAGTGCATCATTTATGAATAGGTTGTTAGAAAACTCTAAGCCACCTACTCCTACAAAAGCTATTACGGTAAACATAGTATCTACTGGAAAATCATTGGAAAATAGCGAGTATATTGACGCTGAAGAAGTTATTGAACCTAATGAAGACTTTTCTTAAAGTGAAAATAAAAATGAGTTTCACTTTTGGAGAATTTTCGTGTGCCGCAAGCCGAAAAATAGAGAAGTCCACAAGTCTACTAGGGTAGTAGGTTACTGCCGTATTGGGTGACTGTAGCAGTTCAGTATTAGGCTACTGTAGCAGTTGTGTGTTATATGTTATACATGGTACTATGTTTTGCATGATATGACATTTGCAATTATGGCAGTTGTTCCAACTGCCTGCATGCACACGGGTATCATATATTATAAGAGAAATGACTAGCCCCCTTAAAATGGCACTTTTTAGGCTATTTGCGACACTTTGGAGTCTTTTGTGTATATTCATAAGGATTGACTAGCGAAATGCCAAATTTGGGAAAATGACTCGTTAAGCGTTTAAGCAATGACTCTATGACATGATATTTTGTCGTGAAGTCCTTTTGGCATGGTATTGGATAGGTCGCCGTCAATCCCGATAAAACAAGGGGGAGGTTATATTATGAAAAAAATAGATGTAAACAAAGCAATTAATTTAAAAAGATGTTTGCCTAGTGTAAAAGATTTCTATGATGTAATGTTATGGGCAAAAAAAAGGGATAATGAAACATTTTATGTTAATACGTTACAAACATTTCAAAGGATAGGGGGAGCTTCTCCATTTGTTTTAAAACGTGTAATGTTATCAAGGTATTATTCTTTAAATTCAAAAAACATATAAAATGAAAAAAGTAAATTTGATTAAATGGCTAGTTATCGGGATACTATTAAATTTAATAGTTGTATTATTAACTTCATGCAGTACAGAAAGATGTACTTCTAATTATTATCATTATACAATGATGAAATATCATTCAAATATTAGGTATTAAAAAAAAGTTTGGCACGATACTTGTAAACCTATTAGCATCACCGAAAGGGTGAAAAGTTCTTTGATATATGGATTTATTTATATGTGTAGTTGTACGCAACTGATAATTGACACATTTAATATCTTATTTTTTTTAACCGTGGTACAAACGTAAATCCACACAACACTAAGTAAAATGGCAAAGGAAACAACAACAGCAACAGCAGCAGCAGCAAAAGAAACAGTAGCATCTGAAACAGTAGCATCTGAAACAGTAAAGGATACAAGTCCAAAATTAATCGAATTGGAAGAGAAAAAAGAAACTTCCGAAAGAGCAATGAAGGAAAGATGGATAGCAGCAAAAAAGCAACTGGCAAAGGATTTAGAAAGTGACGAATTTCAAACAGAATTATCAGACTCGCTGAAAGGTTCAAAAATGGTTGAAACTGGCGAAAAGGATGAAAAGGGGAAACCAGTATCTGTTAGGGTATTTACGGATTACCTAATTGAAAAAGAAATAGCCGCTGAAGTGTTAAACATTAAAAAGGCAATTGAAAGCGAAAGGGCAAAAGTCGAAAGTGATAAAAAAATTGCAATCGGTGAGGCTGCTATTGAAAAAAGGGCTGTTAAATTAGCACTTTTTGATATGGCAAAATTCAAAGTTGAAAACCTAAGAAGCGAAAGAGGTTTTGACCCCGCAAACACTTCTGATGAGTACAAGGGAGCAGTAATTGCAGAAAATGATTCATATATTGAATTTACTGCGGCGCAAACAGAATTACACAATTTGTTCCTAGGTTCTGTGAAATTGCCAACAAAACCAAAAGATGAAATCGTAAAAAGTGGCGAAGGTTCAACCTTAAGAGATGGAAGCATAAAAAAGGCAATTGTAAAGGCATTTACTGATGTATGGGATTTAAACCCAACTCCAGAGAATTATGCAGCTGCAAAAAAGGCAGCTGATGCAGTTAAACCCGACAATGTAGGTCAGGTTTATAATGCACTTTCTGAATATTATGGTGAAGCATTTAAAGGAATGAACCCAAAAAGTAGAGGATAGGTTATATAGGTAATTTATAAGGGGGCAAACGTAATGTTGCCCCTTTTTTTGTGCCTATTACTTTTGCAGTATAAACCAATTACACACAATGCCATAAAACGGTACTTTTTAACCTATTTCACGGCACTTTTGACCGTTATTAATATGTTTGTATTGATGCAATATTATAGGGAAAATTTGATACATTAGAATAAACATACATTAAATTGATAATATGTAGATAGGTACTGATTAACGAAAATGTAGCGAAAGGTTACGAAAAAAAATAGTAAATTTGTGCTTCAAACAAAATTTTTCAAATTTAGGTTTGTCGTCTTACCCACCACACATTTCTCTAACAAAATTTCCAAACTTTTCATCTCCACCCAATCAACCACCAACAAGTTTCACCAGTTTCAAGTCTTCTCCCTGAATCCTTTTCCTTTGTGGATACTCTTTTCTTGTGGAAGTTAATCCATAGCGAGTATAACTATAGCGAGTTAGAATACTGTTAAAGGAATGTTAATAATAAAAAATAGTTTGTTTTGTTGGTTATTATGTTGTAAATTGTGCTTTCTTTGCGTGATGAACGGCAGTATTATCTTGACGGAAACTCTACGAGAGCTACGTTACGGAACAAGGCGAATCACTCATCAGGGAGGTCAGAGCTCAGGCAAGACCGTAAATATACTGGGTGCGTTAGCTACGTTGGCTGCCGAAGAAACAAGTGGTGTGACTACTGTAACCGCAAAAAGTTTTCCTATTTTAAAGGGAGGTGCTATTAGGGATTTCGAGATGTTTGTTTATCCTACTTTTAAGAGTGCTATTTCAAGTTATCACAAGACAGACCACCTGTTCACGTTCAAGTCTGGTTCGCAAATCGAGTTTCGTGTTTTTCAAACAGAGCAGGATGCGAGAGGAGCTAAAAGAAAAAGATTGTTTGTAAACGAGGCAAATAGCTTTGACTGGCTTACATTTTATCAGTTGGATTCGAGAAGCGAACAGAGTATAATTGACTACAATCCTTCAATTCGATTTTGGGCTCACGAAAAGATAAATGGACTGCCAGATACAAGATTCTTTAGGTCTTGGCATGAACACAATCCATTCTTGAGTGAGCAGAAACATGCTGAAATAGAGAATAATCCTGACCCAGAGTTATGGAAAGTATATGCAAGAGGATTGACCGGAAACGTGATGGGCTTAATCTTCCCTAATTGGATTCAGATTGACGATTGTGACTTCCCGGATGTAGATTGTATATGGGGAATTGACTTCGGGTTTACAAATGACCCAACAGCTTTAGTGAAGATTTGCAGAATTGGGAATACTGTATTTTTGCACGAGTGTTTATACAAACCCGGAGCTAGTCCAGAAGAGATTAAAACTGCATTGGTTACAAATGGGTATAGAGAAGACCAACCATTATTTTGCGAGCATGAACCTAACATGGTGAAGTTACTAAGGTTGATTGGAGGAATAACTTGTTTACCAGCAAATAAAGGAGCTGGAAGTATAAACGCAGGTATAGAGATGTTGAAAAAGATGAAAGTTTGCTATACAGCAAGCTCTCGTAATATAAAGTTGGAAACATCTCAATATATTTGGCTAATTGATAAGCAGGGAAATACAACAAACGTACCAGTAGATAGAATGAATCACACTTTGGATGCGACAAGATATGGTTGTTATACGAGTTGGATTAGGAGATAATAAACTTGGCGTATCCTCTTTCTTTGTGGAAAACCGCAAAACTTACGTATTATGGAAGAAAAGTATATTGAGTCTAAGGACTACTGCGAAACTTATTTAAGACTTCAGCAAAGAGGTCAGAATGTAGACTTGGTTAAAATACTAAGTGAACTAATTGATGGAAACCATTTAATTAGCAGAGATACTAAGGAAATAGCAGAAAAGAAAATAGTTGAACTCTTAAGCATAATTTAAAATGGCATTTTGGAGTAAAAATAAATCGGAAGGGTCAAAAGAGCTTGATGTTGTATCAAGTGCTAATTCTAAGGAATTAGAAACTAGAGATGCATTATCTTTAGCTCCAGACTACACAGAAGGACGAAATAATCTTTTTGGTAGTATAGCTAAGCAATTGGCTACCCTTGGCGATGGATATAGTTTTATTCCAATTGACGGAAGTGGTGGTATTCAAGACTTGACAGGTAATATAGATGCACAATGGCTAGGATTAGAAACAAGACCTATGCAATACTGGGCTTATGTTTATTGTTCTCCTCTTGGAGGTGTAATAGACCGTATTGCAGAAGCTGATACAAACGGAAGGATTTGCCTAGTTGACGAGAAAGGAGTTCCAAAGAAAAGACGCACTCCTCAAGAAAATAGGATACTTAGTCTTTTAGAGCAACCTAACCCATTGCAAACTTGGGAAGAGTTTAATAGCCAACAGGTTGTATTGTGTAAGATATTCGGATTCTGTCCAGTGTTTTGTATATCTCCGGCAGGTATGGATAAGAGTTGGACTAAGTACATGTGGAACTTGAATCCGTATTACTGCCAACCTCAATTCAACTACGAGTTTGATATGTATGACCCATTGAAGTCTAATCCTATCAAGGAGTGGAGAATTACAATTTTTAGTAAGAGTTACACAATACCTGCCGATGATATACTTCTAGTTAAAGATGGATATATTGACTCGCAGATTGCAAATATGGGATTGCCTACGAGTAAGGTAGCTGGATTGGACTACTTTGTATCTAATATATGTGCAGCTATGGAAGCTGACAATGTATTGCTAAAGAAGAAAGGTCCTCTAGGAGTTTTTTCACATGACCCGAAGCCAGATATGGCAGGATGGGTTCCTCTAAAGGAAAACGAAAAGAAAGAGTTGCAGGGAGAACTTGCAAGGTACGGATTAAGTTGGGGTCAATTACAATATGTTATTTCAAAGACTCCATTAAAGTGGAATCCAATGTCTTTCAAGGTTTCTGAATTAATGACTAAGGAAAGTGTACGTCAAGGTATAGATGGTATATGCGACAGATTTGGATACCCTGCGGAGTTAATGAGTGGTAAAAACGCTACTTATGAAAATAGAAGTTCAGCAGAGAAGTTCTTGTATCAAAACAACATCATTCCTTTTTCTTTGCGGAGAATGGCTCGATATAAGAAGTTTTTTGGTATAGATGGAATACTTTCAATGGACTACAACCATTTGCCAGTATTGCAGGAAGATATAATGAAAGCAGGTCAAGCTAGAAACTATCGTTCTCAGTCATTGCTTATTGACTGGCAAGCAGGAATGATAACATGGAACGAGTACAGGGTATTATCAGAACTCGAACCTCAAGAAGGAATGGACATAAATATTCACGAGTACAATAAAAAATTTGGAATAAATGAGCAAGTTACAACTCCACCCAAAAATCCTCCAGTTGCGAAATAATTTAGGTTCTACACCTATATTATATTCAACTAGAGCAAAGGCGTTGCCTCAGCCAAAAGAGATTAGGGCAAAGTCTACAGAAGGAGATAATCCTAGATTGCTTAGACAATATTTTGCAATATGGGGAGTTCCTGATGACTACGGAACAGTTCCAATTAAGGGATGTTTCTCTAAGAGCATAAACGAGCGAGGACCAAAGTCAAATTCGTCATTCAAGATGCCTGCATTATATATGCACAGGCAAGCTGACTCGGTTGGACTTCCTTCTTTTCTTGTGGAAGACGAAATAGGGCTGTATGCAGAAGTTCCAATTTTAGAAGGAATACAAGTTGCAGACGAACTTGTTATTCGGCACAAATCTGGAACTTGCAACAATGGTTCTTATGGGTTTGACTACATTTGGGATAAAATGGAGTATGACGATAAAAACGATGTTATACTAATGAAAGAGTGTGACCTTTACGAGATTTCATTTGTAACAATTGGAGCTCAAACTGAAACATTCGGAGTTAGAAATTCAGAAGGATTGCTAGTTGATGACGAACTAGATTCTGATACAAAAATGTTTATAAAATCTTTGCCAAAAGCAAGGAGACTTGAAATCAGGAGTTTAATTGACAGACATATATCACTTGCTAAATTGCAGCCGACAAAATCACTGGAAGAACGCAAGCCGAACACTGAAGTCATTGACTATAACTATTTACTTAATAATTTAAAACTTTAAAAATGAAAAGAAAGTTTATTATCTTGTTTTTCGACCCAAATCCAGAAGATAAGGGAGGTGGAGATGTTCGAACTCAAGAGCAATTACTTGCTGCAATCCAAGAAAGGATTAATACAGCATTGTCTACAAGAGCCACAAAAGACGAGTTGGCTGAAATACGAAACTCGCAAAAAGAGTCTTTGAAAGACTTTCCATTAGATGCACTTCGTGCTATGGCTGATGATAAGACTGGAGTTATGTCAATGTTGGCTGCTCAGGGTCTTGAAATCACAAGACTTTCTCAGAAAGTTGCTAATGGTGAAACCGAAAGACAAGATATGTCTATTCGTGGTCAAATCAAGTCTTGGCTTGAATTGCCTAACGATGAAGGACAAGAAAAAGGTCATGGTCTTACAGTTAGAGAAGCAGTTGCAAAAATCAAGGCTGGTAACAAAGTTGACTTAAGACCTTTGGAAATTCGTACTTCTCCTACATTGGTAGACCCAATGACTCCGACTACGATGTATCAAGGTTCTGTCTATTTGCCTAAGCCTGAGATTCAGCCTGGTATTATAGACATCGTTCGTGTACAACCAACGTTTTGGGATTTCTTGAAGAAGGGTGCTACTAACTCGGCTGCTTATGTATGGGTTAATAAGAGTTTGCCAGCTGGAAGTGGTGAAGCTGCTTTCATCGCACCTGGAGTTTATAAGCCAAATATCAAGTTTCAAATTGGTACTGAAATCTCTAACGCAAAGAAAATTGCAGCAAGCGAGAAAGTAGCTATCGAGCTTTTGGATGATATTGATGGTCTTGCTTCTTGGGTTGAAGATGAATTGATGTATCAGTTGAAAATGAAGTTGACAAAAACTTTACTCACTTCAGATGGTGATAGTACTACTCCTAAGGGTATTACAAATTACGGAGTTGCTTATGCAGGTGACGTTCTTGGAATTGAAACAACTCAGCCAAATAATTGGGATGTAATCAAGGCTTGCGTTACTCAGTTCGAAGCTACAAACTTCACTGGATACCCTGTTACAGCTTTCTTGAATCCAGTAGATTTTGGAAACATGGTTATGACTAAGGCTAACAATCAAGGTCAAACTTTCATTCCTCCAGTTACTGGAGCAACTATCGTAAAAGATAACAATATCCCTCGTGGGTATATCTTGGTAGGTTGTATGGATTTGTACAAAATCTTAATCTACAAGGGTTTCACTATGATGTGGGGTCTTGAAAACGATGACTTTACGAAGAACCTTCGTACTGTTATTGGTGAAATGAGGTTGCATCAATGGGTTTCAGCTAATCATAGTGGAGCATTTATCTACGATAAAATCTCTAATATTATTGATAAGTTAGAATTGCCCGAGCCTGCTACTCCTCCAACATCATAACTTTTAAAGTCCAATACTCCTATTGAATACTCAATAATTATTTCTTAATCTTCAAAAAAAATATAAAATGAAGAAGTTTTTAATTTTGGCGATAGTATTCGCTTTTTTATCAAGTTGTGTTTTTGCTCAAGTAACTCCCGGGTCTACAAAAAGTTCTGTAGCTGGAAATTTCGTAAGTTCAACGTATGGTAATACATACGATACACTTAATGGAAGTGCTTCAACAAGTTACATGGTTTATCCTGTATCACAGTTTACTCCTAACGGATATTACAAGACTGGGAACTTTGTATTTACATTGTTAAACTTGACAGGAACTACTACAGCTACAGCTACATTGCAACATTCAAATGATGGAGCAAATTGGTGGTCTACTAAAAACGATAGTACTTATACGTCTATATCTAGTGGAACATACGGTTTTCAAGTTATAGATTACGATGATGCACTTGTACGAGTAAAAATAGTAAGTTCAGCATCGGGAACTACAAAAGTATCAGGAACATTTGTACTGCGAAGAGAGATTGTAACTCAGCAATAACATTTTCTAATTTTTAAACTTTCATCAGGTGAGTAACATTTTAATTGATTCGTCATTTTTTGTAGGAGATATAGTAATCCCTAATACTGAAAGACCAGCTATATCAGAAAGAATAGATTGGTTCATTTCTAAGTATGAGAAAGAATGTCTTGTAAAATTGTTAGGAGTAAAGTTGTTTAATGCCTTTATTAATGATAGCAAATACAATATATTACCTTTAGATTCAGACACTCCTACAAGAATGCAAAACTTGACATTCGGTTCTGATTTTACTACTCCTGATGGAAGTTTATTTAATTGGAGTGGAATATTGCAAAATACAAATACAAGTCTTGTTGCAAATTATGTTTATTGCGAATGGGAGAGAGCAAATGCTTCTCAATCTACAGGAATAGCTACTGCAACTATGAATACCAATGCAGGTAATTCAATCTCTCCAGCAGAGAAGATAGTAAATGCGGGATTGTATATCACTAGACAGGCTAGAATGTGTGCTGCTTTCTTGTGGAATAACAGAGATGTATATACAGAATATACTATTAATGACTACAAGAATACAATATCTGAATTTATGTATGTAAATATTTTTGACATTTAATTTAAAGTTATGGCAATAGTTGTAGTTCCTGACATACTTGAATCCGTAGTTAATGCTATGGTTGTTCCTGGAGTAGATAGCATAAATTTTCAAATAGGTAGACTAGAGGATGTTATTCAAGAGCAAATCGAAATGGGTAACTCTATTTCATTGAAAGATAAAGTATTCCCAATGGTTTCAGTAGAATTTCCTATAACCGAAATATCAAATGCTAGTACTTCTAACTTCATAATAATGATTAGAAAGATAGTAATATCTACAATTACTAATTTTACAGATGATGTAAAAACAAGATACAAGCCAGATGGTGCTTACAAGACTATTTTATATCCAATGTTCTACGAGTTTTTAAATCAGTTAGCAAAGAATCCAGCTCTAATTAATTCTGATATTACTACATTCAAATATAATAAAATGGATGTACCTGCAATAGGAGCAATAATAGAAAGGTCAAATGATTATGTAGATTCTATTGTAATATCAAACATAGAGTTACAAATACCTAAGCAAGCCACTCAAGGCAATACAGGAAGTAATACATCGTCAGGAGGCTCTAATTCATCTTCGGTAGGAGGTAGTACAGCAGTAATAGTTCCTGATTCTCCGCTAACTTCTGGTTGTAGTTAAATAATATTATTCATCACACTTAAATTAAAATAAAATGAGTGCTATAGTTAAAGCTTACAATGTAAGTACCCTAGTTGCAAATACAGGGATTGAGTGCGGAACTGCACTACAGGCAACAGCTATGATTTTAGTTGTACCGCCTAACTTCAGTTTTACTACATCTGATTTGGCTAATCCATTAACTTGGTTAAAATCTAAGATTAATGCTAGTAAAGCTAATCGTGTTTACCCTATGTTTGGACAGCAAGCTCCTATTAGGGAAATCCAGTCAAAACAGCCTAACGATGCTATCGTTACTCTTGATGATGGATTGCAAGTGTTCTTAAGGTACGGTTTTTATAACCGAGAGTTTGGAACAACAAGTGGTGGTATCAAGTTTGCAAAAGCTCTTCAAACGTTCAATGCAGCTGGATATAGAATCATTGAAATTGACAAACAAGGTATGATGCTTTGTAGAAACAATGGAGATGGAACTTACGGTGGATTGATTTGTGACTTTATGTATTCACCAAGTCCTACAATGGCAGACTTGAAATCTAATCCTTACAAAAATCACTTCTCTATTTCTTATAACCCTATCGAGGTTTTCCAAAATGGAGAGATTTTTGCTAACTGTGGTCAGTTCTTAAGTTTGCAAGGATTAGTTGATTCTACCGTTTCATTAGTAAGTGCAAATAGTACAGGTGAAACATCGTTTGACTTGAATGTAAGTACTTCTTTAGTTGGTACAGATTTATTGACTCAGATTGGTTCATCAGCATGGGCAGTAGCTGGTAATTTTATCGCTACCGATTTGACTACAAATACAGTATTGGATATTACAGGAACTCCAACATTTACTGCTGCATCAGGTAGTACTCCTGCAAAAATAACTATTGTATTGAGTGCTGCTCCAACAGCTACTCACCAAATACAAATAGCTGTTAAGGATGTATCTTTACTTGGAACTGCATTTAATGGTTACGACTTTTCAACTCCTGCTATTTTCACTGCTTCATAGTTTGCTTTTTGTTGTTGTTAAATTTCACCTCGTCGAAAGACGGGGTGTTTTTATTATAGGGAGGTCATAATTATGGATTTAACTAATACTATAGACAAGTGCGATGCTATAATAAACTTTGGAGTTAATTTGGAATGTTGCAAGATAATAGAAGAAAACTATCATATTATTTGCGATATGGTTATAGACCAAATGTCTAAAGGAATATCAGGAGATGGAACGCAATCTACAACATTAAAATCATTTATTAGAAAGAATAGACATGGAAACCAAGTTGTATCATCAGGATATTCAACAATATACGAAAGAGCTACAATAAAATTAAAACTAGGAAAACCTGGACTTGCCGGAGAAACTGAATTTATAACAAACTATGGAACAGGTGAGTTATACGATAAGATTACGGTTTACTGTAATGAAGAAAGTGGATTCTTTGAAGTTTATTCAGACTCTGAAAGTTATGAAAAAAGATTAGAATTTGCTCCTGAAGATTTTATGGCATTGACAGAAGAAAACTGTTTAATATTTTCAGAGTCAATACTAGTTCCAGCTTTGAATGAACGTTTCTCTATTTACCTAATGCAAAATATGTAGTATGATTTATGAAGAAGTTATAATAAAAGATTTTATTGACTCTTGGTTTAATAAGAAGTACAACAAACTACCAAAGGACTTTTTTGAAATATGCTATAATGAGTACATAGATACAACAGGATTGTTTATTTCAGAGGAGTTTGACAAGGTAGGATATATACATTTTCTCAATAATAGGATATATTGCATAAAGTACATGGTAGCACTACATAAGTTATATATCGAGAATTTAGACGAGTTGTTACTTGAGTTTATTGACTGCTTTGAACAGTATGGATATTTCTTTTGTGGAAAAACAAAAGACGAGTTTATTATATTCCTTACAGAAGTTGAACAAGGAGAGTTAATACAAAAATCTTACCTTGATGCTGCAATGAAAGAATTAGAGCAGCTTAGAAAAGAAAAGAAAAAAGACAATCGTTCAGAACAAGAGGTTCGTCATAGTTTCTTGACAATGATTCACTCCTTATGCAAAATTGGTTACAAGATTGATATAGAGAAGAATACTGTTGAAGATTTGGCATTAATTGTTAAAAAACAGATGGATGAAACGGAAAAATATCAATAAAACGGTACTTTTTATCGTGTTTCACGGTGGTTTATATGTGTTTATGTATATTTGGCAACAAAGCAATTTTTAAGGTATGAAACAGGATTTTTTCGCATTTGGTATAGACGAGGCTGCTTTTGTAGCTTCAGCAGCAACATTTAAGGAAAATGTAAAAAAAACTTTTGAAGATATTCAAACTTCTGTAGCTGGAATACAATTTACGCCTACTATGGGAAGTGGATTAACCGCACTAACAACAAGTGCAGGCGAAGCTGCGTCAGCTATGGCTAAGGTTACAAAGGAGTTTGAGCAAACTGTAGTTGCAGCACAAGAAGTTCAAAATATACTGATGACTACAAAGTCAGCATTTGATGAAATGAAAAGAGTGCAAGTTGATTTATCTGTTGCTACAAATCAAATGGCTAATGGTAATAGAGAAGCGAATCAATCTATAAAGCAATATCACGATGCGCTAGATGGTCTTAATAATAGGATAACTCAATTAGCAAAGACTGAAACATCTGGAGCTGAAGCTGCAACTCAAGCCGCTATAAAAAGATATGAAAATGCAATATCTTTAAAACAAATGGCATCTGAAGAAGATAAGGTAATATTAACTAAGCAACAACTTGCAGCAGCAGAAGAAGTGCTTGTTGCAGCATTAGCTCA